TATAACGCTACTGGCTTTGTGACCATTGATGCTCAAAACCATATTATGTACGACAAATCAAACGTGCAGTCGTATGACTGATCAACATGAATTGCAGAGACAGGGGAAAACAGTGCAGATGTAACACTAACTCTGTCTTTGAGTTTAACATAAGTCCCACTCCAATCCAGTCTAGTGATTGCTGAGCTAGTTAGCGTCCTGCTTGTGTAGTTAATGCTAAGATTGCCGCCGGAATCGTAACAGATTCTCGACTCCCAATTAATTGATTGAGTTGGGCCAGTTGATTTTAACTGTCTTGTTTCCCAGTCAACCGACACGTTTGCTGTTGTGTCTATCAGGTATCTGTCCTGCCACGAAATGCAAGTTCCTGATACGTTGTCTGTAAGTATTCTAGCTTGGTAGTCTAAAGATAAGGCTCCTGTGCCGTCTGCAAACACTCTCGTTGACCAGTCATACGACTGCACGTTTGAATTGTCGTACATAATATGGTTTTGAGCATCAATGGTCACAAAGCCAGTAGCGTTATAAATTAGAACACCATAGGACCAATCAAAGATCTGTGTGCCATATAGCTGTACTCCGTATGGGCTAATGTAAAGCTGTGCATAATCTCCGATTTCAATTTGATTTCCAAAGAATTTAAACGTGCCAGTATAGAACGTAGCATCAGATGTTCTAAAAATTAAGGAGTCACTAAAGAAGTCTGTTTCATCAGCATATATAAGGTGCTCGCCATAAGTACTAGTTAACCTAATATGATTTTGCCCAGTCGTGCTGATGTCTAAGTGGTACGACGGCGCAGACATTATACCCATGCCAATTTTTGCGCCGCTTGAAAAGATTAAATTACCGGGCGCAAGAATTTGAATGTTTGATGTGGATGTAAACGACCCAGCACCGTTTGAATATTGTACGTTACCCAGTGCTCCATTTGCGTCATTCGTAAAATCAAAGTTTCCAGTAAACGGATTAAACTTTAAACCCATTACGTAGCCACCACTGTATCAATGTTTTGTTTAGTAGAATTTGTGTATGTAACAACAACGGTCTTAACCGTTGTGCCAGCTAATCCCCCACTCTTATAAATAAAAGTTTCAACAGTCGCCGATGTTTGCTGCACATCAATAGCGTCATACGATACTCCTATTAGAAGTCCAGATGAAGAGCTAACAGGCAATGGATTTGATCCTGATACAGGATTTCCATTATAATAAATCTGAATATCCTTGCCGTTGTAAGCCATAAGGACTCCTTTTTATTTTAATAATGCTGAAAACTTTTGTTTAACTGATTCTACTTCTTTTTTAAGTGATTCAAGCTCTTCTTTTTTAAGAACAATATCAGCTTGAACAGACGCAAGCTCTTTTCCGGCCATGATGAACTGATCATCAAAAAGTTTCTTTTTCTTTTCAATGTCACCAAAAAAACCTTGTGACTCAGCAATAGCCTCATCAACAATGCTCTTTGATTTAACATGGGCTGCTTCAACAATCTTATCTGCTTTAGATTCAGCGTATTTAACTGCTGATTCAGCCACTTCTAGATCACCCTTGGCTTTTTCAACTTGAGCTTTAACAGCAAGAACTTCTTCTTGAGCTTTAATCTTCAAGCCTTCAGCTTCTTTAGCTGTGTTCTCTACTTTATCAATGTCTTCAAGAGCCTTTGAAAGCTCAATAATACCTTGAAACTTTTTAGCAAGAACTCTTACATCATCTAACGCTTTTGAATACTTACTCATAATTAGCTCATCCTTTTAATTGCTAAAGTAACATTTAAACTTTGAGAACCTGCACCACCACTTGCAGAAGGTTTAACAAAAATACAAAACTCTGCAATACCTTCAAGTGCTGCTGCTGTTTTACTAATCGCACTTCCTTGAAGGTCATTTAATGTAAAATAAGTAACCCCATCAAGACTACCTTGTAATACCAATGTGGCAGAATCAAAATTCCCTCCCACCTGTACGGTAGACAATGCGGCAGCTGGGATCATTGCTGCTTGAAAAGTGTCTGCACTTGTAACTCCAGTCCAAACGAACTTAGTTACATAGTCACTAAATCCACGAACCTCGCTTTGAATATAATTAACTTCTGCCATTTATTCTTCCCCTTTAAATGAAGCTGCGAGCATGATACCAGCCCACACTCGCAGCGTTCAAATTTATGTTAAATCACATCTAAGTCAGATACCACTACCCGATCAGTTTTTGCTGCTTGTGCTAACGTCTTTGGCTTTCTTACTTTAGGCTCAACTTTCGCTTCCCCCAAAGTAACATCACCATCTAGTGACTCCATAGACGTAGAACTAAACTGCTCTTTAACCGTGAAGATATGATCAGTCAGTTTTCTTGTTTGATGATCAAGCTTTTTACCTTTGATTTCTCTTAACTCAAAAACAGAACCTTTCTTTCTTCTCTTGTTATCGTAATAAACTTCTTTGATAGCTTTGACTCTCATGTGACTTATTCCTTATTAACTGATTGTGATGTTATCTGCGTATGCTTTAGATGTATCAACACCATGTGCAAGAACAGCTGTGATGCTACCAGTTGTTAAGTTACCGTTTGCGAGAGTGTAGTTAAGACCTACGTAACGCTCAAGGGTAAGGTTAGGCTGGATGCGTGCAATAATCTTAGTTCCAATTGCAGACAATGCTGCGAAGGTTCCAAGAGTTTGTACCGCTGTTGCAGAAGAAAGACCTGCGTTGTCATCAGTCACAAGAGTAACTGTAACAGTTGAGTCACTGCCTGCATCAGTGAAAGCAACGTCTACGTTCAAATGAACGTAAAGGTTCTCGCCACTTCCAAGGTCAATGCTTGTTGCTCCAAGGTCAATGGAGTTGGTTGATACAGCAGTCGCTGTAAGAGCTTGCGCGTCGGAAAATAAATTTAATGAGTCCAAGATCATGTTATGTTTCTCCTATATTCTTTCTAATTAACTAACTACTGCTTCTGATTCTGTGAGGGCGTCACATACGCGTACAGGGATACCACGGAAAGAGTACTGTGCTTCGCCTGCAACGTTTTGATAGTTCAATCCGCCGCCTGTAAGAACATCGTCACGAGAGAAGATGTCTAGCATTTGGAACACTGAACGGTTCATGTAAAAACAGGGCTTGCCCATTTTAGGGTTAGGAAGTCTGTGAAGAGCTTTGATCATCAACTCGATGATGTCGGCAGCTGATGACTTTGATACAAGGTTAGAGATGTCGATGTTAGGAATACGAACAACGTATCTCCAGTCGCGAAGAGCGATACCACACTTCCATTGGAAATGCTCACGGTATGCGCGCATACGGCTACCAGCAATACCAGCAGTTGATTCAACAGTCTCAAGACCGAGGTCTTCGTGAATCAATCCAGCTTTAGATCCTTTAGGGAAAATACCGTGAACGGTTTGTGATCCCCAACATACAAGCCAGATTGAGCTGTTATCAGCACCTGCACCGCTACCAGTGATAATGTTTTGTGCGTTAGCAGCAGACAATGAAGAGTAACGAATCGCAAGACCGTTAAATTCTTCAGGCGAGCTAGAGCTGTTACCGTAGAAAAGAGTTGATGCCATCTCTTGGTTCATTGCTTCAATGAAAGATTGTGATTCAGAAAATCTGAACGCACCAATATCACCGTTAAGCTCAGCCAAGTCTTTATCAACCTCAGACCACGCTTCAAGCATACCGCAACCTTCGTCAATCTGAGCAGTCTCAGACTTAGAAGGAGCAATACCAGCGTTCAAAAGTCTCCATGCTACATCAGGAAGTCCTGTGCGCACGACAGTTCTGTGACCTGTAGCTAAGTTACCTTCTTGCCAGATCATGTCTGTAAGAACTTCGTTTGTTTGAGAGAGTAGTTCAGCAATCATGCCTACTTTACCGTTTGGTTCAATTCGTTTTGCCCAGTCTTTGAGCGTTAAATTAGATCCACCTAATGCTGCCATTTTTAAATCTCCTTAAGATTTGTCGTATAAAATCTCTACAGGAGTGCGAGTTGGTTGTGACTGAGAACCAGCCAATACCATCTTATCGTCCTGCATAGCTTTACCGATGTTTGCGAACAAGCGAACAAGATCAGGATGATTCCCATACGGAGATTCATTTAAGAATTTCTTTAGGGACTCTGGAGCAAACTTATCAAGAGCACGCTTTGCGTTTTCTGCTGTAGCTTTGAGGTTATCTCCACCAATAGCAGGATCACTCTCAACAGCCTTTCTCCATTCTTGTCCTAGTTGTTCAAATTGTTGAAGTTGTGTGTCTTTATATTTACCAATAGCGCTGTGTTCGCGGTCCAATAACTTCTGAGCAGCTTCTTGGGACAGTCCTTGTTCCTTCGCAAAGGAAGCAATCTCGTCCACTTCTGCCTGAGTTAGGTGCGACTCTTCAGGAAGTTTCAGCTCTAGCTTTACTTCTTCCTTACTCTCACCTTGCTTTTGATCACTTTGAGCTTCTGTTGATTTCTCCTGAGTAGTTTCAACAGCCGCCTTAGTTTCTACTTGTTTATCTTCTGGCTTCGCGTACATCACCTCGCTTGGAGTTGGTGCAGGAGCCGTCTCGGTTTTTGGATCAATGATAGCGTTCGTTTCCATTTTCTATTTACCTTCCTTAGTCTCAATTAACATTTTGAAGTAAAGCTCCTGGCTCGCTTCTACAGCATCAGCCATAAGCCTTAATCCAAAATTACGCTCCCCTTCTTTGAAGAGCATTATGTTTGTATTTTCTGAAAAGGTGCTTCTGTTCACACCACTTATATCTAAGTACTTACCCAAGACGCGCCTACCTTGTGGGTGTGAGAGAACAAAGCGCAAGTCTTCCAACTCGCGCTCCCTTCCTACAGCTTCTTTTTTTTCGGCACGCTTTACTTGCTCAGGATCATTTGCATTGCCGACCATCGCATCTTTATTCATATTAGTTTACGTCGGTGATTATTCCGTTAGTTCCAAGAACAGCCCAAAGGTTTGCGCCAACAGCTTGAAGCTGAAAACCAGCGCCAATGTCTGTGCAACGAAGAGCGTCTCCAGCAGATGGTGCAAGTACAGTTGTTGTGTTTGTTCCAGTCACAGAACCAGTGATACCAATAGTGTCTGTTGCATCAGCAGGGTTCACATCAAAATCATCTGCTGTTCCGCAAACGAAAGTTAATCTACATCCTAAAACAGTTGACGCTTCGGGAAGAGTCATTACGTCCGCACTGTTAGAAACAAAAGTACTTCCACATTGTGCTGCTGTGATAGCAACGGTGGTACTAGCTACAAGAGTTCCTTCTGCTAACAATAGTTTTCCTTCAGATACGCTACACAACATATTGCTACCGCACTTAAGTTCTGTCTTTATACCAAGCTGTAAATTGCTTTGATCAAAAAACTTCAAACTTGCAAATGCGTTCATTGATGCGACCATTGTTATTAATGTTAAAATTCTTTTCATTTTCTTTTTTTTTCCTTCTTCTTTTGTTTAAATTAAAGCGCCGCTTTGCGCTCCACTTAACATTCTTCCTAGTGCTGTGTTTTCATCAAGGGGGGTTTGGGATAAATCTTTTGCCGTAGCCGCACCTTGTTGCATCATAGCCATTTGTTGTGCTTGTTGTTGTTGTTGAGCACGCGCTGCTCTGATTTCTTCTACTTCTTCATCTGTCTTAACTAGATCAGGCGGTACGCTTGTTATATCTGCATACACATCAATCAATTGATCACGGTTAACTTTATCAAGTACCGCTGGGTCTACTGAAGCCACTTGACCAACAAACCCTACAAAGCGCTCAACACCTGTAATACCGATAAGCTTCTGTGCTTGAGCCATAATAGAGATGTATTCGACTTTTAATGGAATACCTCTAAGCTCTTCAGGTAATGGTAGGTCTTCAAAGTACCCTTGCTTGAAATGCATATCAAAAGCGATATCAATCAAAGGATCTAGTAAGTCCTGGTTTAATTGTTCAAGCACTGGCCCAAGAGCCAATAGCTTTTCTTCATGTCGCTCTTCAATCTCACGAGCTGTAATCTGTCTTCTGTCAGTTGATGCCAACATCAAAAACAGATCCTCAAAGAAACAACGTCTAATACGGTCACGCACCTGAGCCTGTTTGTTCTCGGCTTCTGCAAGTCTGAAGTTCACTTCTTGTGCAGGTACAAATGGCTTAGCTCCTGTTGAAAGATCAGCATAAGTTATGTCGCCTGCAATAGTAGAAGTCTTTTGATTTCTTAATCTATAGTCCCCAAGCATTGGGGGGTTAACCATCTTGTCGATACCTTGAGCAATACGCTTCTCAACGATTTGTAATTGCTTAATATCGCCAAGTGCTGTCATCGCAGGACAGTCTGTTCCATACACGTCCTCACCTGTAGTTTCCCATCGTGGGCACAACACAGGAAAATAATCATAGCCAGACTCTCTGAGATATTTACCCTCGTCTCCACCCACCAAGTAGTTCCCACCACTTCCATAAGTGCCCCTCTCATAATAACAAGATTGGTATTTTTTAAATTTAGACCCTAGTTTCTTAGGATTGTAATCATCATTGGGTTTAATAACGTGAACAATGTCCACCCATGTTTCAGTATGTCCACTTTCAAATAGATTCTTAATGTGGAGACTCATGTTCTCCCAAATGATTTTGTTTGATTTATCTCTCTCGCCGAACATGTCTACAACTTGTCTGACAGTCATGCGAAACTCTCTAATGAATGTATTAACTTTCCCCTTAGCGTCTTTAGCAATATAGTAGCTACCGATAGGAAAGCTGTGGAAGTGCATTACGTTATCCATGTCTTCTTCAACGTAAAGTGCAGCTGTCCCAAACACTCCTATATCTCCGTAGATAATAGGTAGAATGTTGTAGAGGTTTGATCTCAAGAAAGAAGTGGTCATAATGTTTTGCACATTATTAAGCCACTGCTTAACATCTCCTGTTTCTTGAAGCTTTGGATCTGGAGTTGTGAGCCTGAACCAAGGACGAGCTGGAGATGTAACTCCACTCATCATGCCACTGCGTAGAGTACGAACAGCTAATGTTGCTGTTGAATCAATAATATCTCGGTTACGCTTATCACCTTTGTTAACGTCTGTGATCTCAAAGCGCGGTCTTCTTGGAAGTACGTACTGTCCAAGCTCTCTGTGATGTGATTTGAAACTAGAATACTCGTTCTCTAACTGACTTCTCAGTACTTCAAAGTTTCTTCGTTTGGTTATTATATCCATTTGTTATGATCCAAGGAGCGTCTTTTCTGAAGTGTTAGCTGATCCAACAACTCCTAATGGAGATGTTAGAATTGTATCTTGTCTGCCGCCACTAGCGGCTGCTCTGGCTTTCTTCTTAGCCACTTCTTCATCACGCTTTTGCATCTTGCCTTCTTCTTCTTCACGAGCCATAAGCTCACGCTTCTGAGATTCAAGTGCTCCCTTTTGTTGGTCGCGAGAAAGGCGAGCTTGTCTTTTCTGCTCTTCTGTTGCGTATACGGTAGTACCTGCTGACAACAAAGCAGCTCCCACTGCGAGTGCTGCCATAGTCGTTGCTGCTGCCATATTAAATTACCTCCAATAAAAAACTCTGATCTAGGGGTTTGAACTCTTTTTTAGTAAAGAACTCAGGATTAACAGGACTCCCACTCTTTAGTGAGAACACAATCCAATTAGAAAGCTCCTTACCCTTTTCCATAAAAGCATTGTAGAGCATTAAGCCAGCTCTTGATCCTCGGTGCTTTTCAGACACCCACCAAAAAAGCTCGCTTAATGTAATCAATTCTTTGTTGAAATAATGTGGAGCAAGCACACCTGCTATGAGTCCTGTGCGCTCACCCTCATCTGTCTCAGAAATTAACGTCACGCCATTGTTTATTAAGTTAGTTAAAAACAAATCAGCATCGTCATTGCTCTTTGGAAACAACTCGTACTTCGTTTGATAAGAATTAGAAAAAGCTTTTAGCTCTTCTAGCATCCATTCCTTATCAAGAAGTGTAGCTATTCTTACTATCATCTATAATCCCAACAACGTCTTGGCCACACCACTTGCGCCTAAGCCTTGAACCACATCTTCGTTGCCTGTTGACAATACGCTTCTAACCTTTGATTGATTCTTTCCACCACCTGTTGCAAGTAACGGAGTCTTCTTTCCTTGCATACCTTTAAGTCTAGATTGGTTTGCACGTGCACCTGTATTAGCTGCTTCTTTATCTAACTTAGGAGCATCAACAACGTCCCAAGTTACGGACTGAGGAATAGCTTCTTCTGTCACCGCTTGAGAGCTACGACCATAATCTCCAAAGAAAGCTTTTCCTGCTTCTGAAGCATAGAAAGCATCCCATTCTTTTTGTCTTCCTTTTGTTTGAAACACAAAACGCTGATCCCTAGTTTCAATGTTGCCGCCGCCACCACCTGCCTGTGGTCTGTTGTATCTACTTTGCTTAACATCCAAGTAGTCATACCCTTCGTTAATTCTGTTCTGCTGAACCTTGGCCATGTGCTCTGCGCCCATAACTAAACTGCCTTCCCATAAACTCTATCAACAATCTCAAAGCCCATAGGGACTAAGATCTTCTCGCCAAAGTCTTTGTTTGCTTTCGCGTGATAAAAAACTTCTGAAACCTCAAGCTCCTTAAGTCTCTCATTACACCAATGAATAAAGTATTTTCCAAAGCCACGCTTAGCAGGCTTGATATAAATCAAGTCCTGCGTGGCCATCTTCGACCCTTTGTAATGAAGACTATCGTGCAAAAAGAATACGTTGTAGCCAATCAGATCTTCATCGCGTGCCGTGAATATGGCCAAGTTTCCACTGTCTTCAATCTCTTTATATCTGTTCCAATCAGGATTAATGGGTTTATTTTTGTTCCATTCCACTTCGTCCCAGTGTGAAACCAAGAGCGGAGTGATCTCTTCTTGAACAAGATCCAATGGCTCAACGGAAAAATATATTTTTTCCAAGTCGATTTGAGTTGAGTCCATGTATCTCTACTATCGTTAGTTTTCAACAAAACTACAATGAGGTTGGATTTTTGACGTTGATGAGGTGTGTTATGCGAAGGGGTCGTAGTCGGATTTGTGATTGTTCATAGAAGGTATGTCCACGCCGTACTGATTAAACTGCGCTGGCATATCAGGAAGAGCGAAGGAAATTATAGCAGAATCTGCTCTGTCTGGGGAGTAACCAAGGCGCTTCTTGATTTGATCCTTGTCTTCTAAAATAACGCGGCCTCCCTTTAGGCTATACATTGGCGCTGTGATTTGTTTTATCAATTCAGGATCATTTGGAATTGCTCCACCTGCCCTAATCCAATCTCTAAATTTAAAATACATGAAGGCACGGAGGTTATAGAACCCAGCTTCAGGGGCTTTTGCTGAGAAGTGAACAGGATATGGGGTTTGCCCAGCATCTCTTAGCGCTGCACATACACCACTTCCAAAGCCCGCGGTATTGTCCAGAATCTCAACTTCAGATCCAAACTTCTTTTTAGCTTCCATTATTCTAGCAGCAATAATTCTTGGATCATCTGTGCTCATCTCAACACACTTAAACATTTGTAATCCTTGTCTCGGTGTTATGATAGTTTTGTCCAGACCACCTAGTGCAACGTCAATGCCCAATCTTTTTTGCGACCACTCAATGTCTTTATTTGTGTAGATAGTTCTCGCTGCTTTCTCTGCTTCAGCAACACTAATCAAAGTATTAATTGAAGCATCTGGAAACTCACCAAGAATAAAGGCCTGAACCCACGGGTCGTTTTTTCCTTTGGCTTTTATTTGTTCTTTGGCCCAATCAATATCAATACGAGTAGACCTATCTGCTCTGTCTGGATCTCCTGATATGTTTATTACATTCCACTGGTCTCTTAACTTTGTAGATACGGAGTGAAGCAAGTTTCCGTGGCTCGTCGGATTTCCTGCGATAACAATCTTTCCAAACTTAGGGCCAGTTGAAAGACCTTGGTTAGCAGAGTTGATAATGCTTTCTGGCATATCGCCTGTCTCATCGAGTAAATATAAAACGTACTTAGAGTGAAGTCCTGAAAGAGTGCGCCCAATCTCTTCGCTGTTGGCACTTTGTGCATAACTACGAGCACTTAAAAACCACGTTGCGGAATGTTCAACGGAGAAAATTCTTTCACTTGTCCACTTAAATGCCTTCATTAAGAAAGGGGATCTTGTCTGCCATTTAGAAAGTTCAGACCACAGGTTATCTTTTAAGTTGGATGCTGTAATAGAAACAGCAGCACCCTTTGGATGCTCACCACGCTCAGCATAACAAGTAAGAAAGTTCCAGCCCAACCAAGCAAGAACGGCACTTTTCCCTGGCCCCGCACATGCAACCATGGCCTGTCTTTGTTTTGAGGGATCAGCAAAATCATTTAAAACCTTTTCTTGCCAAGCATCTATTTTAGGAACTTTGAAGTTGTCGTAAACAAACTTACATGGGTTAATGCGCCACTCACGTAAATTAGCTACCGCCCTTTCCCTTGTGTTCATCATGGTAGGTGTCTCCACGTTTTTCTATTAACAACATAATAAACAGTTGTTCTAGCGACTCCGCTAGTTTTGGAAATCTCACTACACGACAAGCCAGATGCAAACATGGCTCTCATTTCTCTTACCCTTGATGCATCTAATACGCACGCAGCGCTTAACCTTCGACTGCTATTAAACGGAAGGTGTCCCCATGTTTGGCCACTTACTATAGAGCTTATTGTTGTATCCGAAAGTCCATATTTATTAGCTAATTGAAGTTGTGTAACCCTTGGATCTTCGATTAGTTTCCGAATTTCCATAACGTCTTTCTCTGTTATTTTTGCACCAGCTGCGCGCTCCCCATATGTTGACCTACGCTTTTGTTTCATGTCTGCCATATTTATAGCTTGGTTCCCAGCAAACAAATGAGAGGGGTTTGAGCAGCTACGAAAATCGCAACGATGAAGAACCATCTCTGGCATATACTTGTTCGCTAAGAAAAAGGCCACCCTGTGCGCACCAATTCTTACACCATTAAATCTAACGTAACAATATCCGCTATGATGTGGCTTGTTCTTTCTTGGCCAACAGGCATTAGGCCCACCAGAGGTGTCGATACTCTTCCAAAATAATTCTTCTGAAAGCATTTTTGTTTTTGCCACTTCCTTACTTGTTTTTTCAATAAGGTGTTTGGGGTTGCAACAACCAAACGTTGAGCATGAATGAGAAACAACTTCAGGTAATCGACCGTTGTGCAAAAAAAAAGCATAGTGATCGGGTATAGACATATTCTCTATTTCTGGAGGCGTGTCATCGCTATTCGCTTTTCGCTTCCGGCTCATCTTCGTTTTCTTTTAAAATTCGCAGCGACTCATCAGGATTGCTAAGCATCTGCTCTGCCAAGCTTTGAGCTTGTTCAGGTGTCAACGTGCTGTCAGTTTCAATGAGCTTCTTCATGATGGCTTGTCTTTTATCATGAGCCATCTCCATGAGCGCAATGTTCTCATCTGTCTCGTTAAGCCACTTGTCTAGCTTCTTTGAGTAGATCAGTGTCCTGCTACTCGGCTTCTGAAATTTCTTCTTCCACATCCGCTTGCTTCCTTCTAACAATAACCTTAGCGCCATTTGGAGCTTCTACAATACGTTCGTTTGATTCAATGTGTGCGTCTGCAACAAGAGATTCTAAACTCATGTTGATGTTAACTTGCGCTGGCTCTTCAAACTTGTGGCCTAGGATTTTTAAAAGCTTCATGAGGTTATCAAGAGTTGGTTCGTCACGAGCTACTTTGAGTAATGCACGAGCTGCAAACGTATCACCTAAAGATTGATCAAGGTTCTCTACAAGTTTTTGAACCTCGTGAACTGGAGCATCCATGATCTCGCATATCTTTTGAATAAGTTTAATGCGAACAGGGCCAGTTACATTTTTGAGTTCGTATTCGGGTGGTCTACCACCACCTGTAACGGTAAGATTTCTTCTTGGGTCATGTCCTGGTTGGAAGGGTTTTCCAATTACTTTTGAATCGTCTGACAAAATTATGCACTCCTGCTCGCAGGGTTTTGCACGATTTTATGGCCCATTGTATTATGTTCTATTGACGATATCGGTAAAGTAAAGGCCAAACTGTAGAATTGTTGGCACATAGAATACCTTTAGCTTTACACGTGTTTCCAAAGTTTTCTAGATAAAATCATAAAAATCGTTCTTTGAGACACGCCGTATTTTTTAGCTATTTCTCTTTGAAACACACCGCTCGCTCCTAACTCTCTAATTTTTTTAACTTTGTCTGCTGACAGCTTTGCCATTTGGTTCTGTTCTCCAAGCTTACATGGGTTCTTTCCCTTAGAGTCTCTGTCTTTTACGTTTATTTTTGCATTTCCCCCAAACAAGTGATTTGGGTTAACGCATCCTGGATTGTCACAAGAATGGCAAACCATTTTTGGGTACCACCCATTGTTTAAATAAAAAGAAACCCTATGGGCCTGTGCTTTTTTATCCTTTAACCAAAAGGTTCCGTAGTTTTTTCTTGATTTTGTAGAGTCCCAAAGCCAGCAATCCTCTATGTCTCCGATTAAAACTTTTTCCCAAAACCTAGCCCAAGTTCCCTTTCTTTTGGCCATTTTTATGACTTAATGTATTTTCTAATTATAGGCTAATCTATTTTAGCCTCCTGAAATCAGCGCTAGTTCGTAGCGACACGCAAAGCCATAAGCCATTCTCATATATGTATCTTAGGTTTCAGGGGGCCGCGTTATCTTTTAAGCTAAAATACTTGTACGGCAACGCATTTAGATAATACTTAAAGGCTGATGCAATTAGTTTTATAGCATTTTGAAGCTTACGCCTTTTCTTTCTTCTTTGATGCGAGTTCATATAAAGGTGTCTAGGGCCAGTCGCGACTCTGGCAACACAATCTCTTGCGAATAGAACTTAGATAACACTCATAAAGAGCTACTGCGTTTCTCCAGTGACTTACTGTCGGGGCTCGAACCCGTTTTAACGTCACAGCTTCCAACGCCGCCATAGACTCTTTCCTGTTTACCATATCTAATTCAATTATGGGTGAGAAGTTTGAGGTAGAGGTTGGGATGTTAGCGCCTGGGATAAACCATTGTTACGGCAGAAGTCGTTGGGGAGGGGATTATCTCAAGCCAAAGGGTAAAGCGTTCAAAGCTCTTGTAAAAGCCACTGTTGGGCTTAGGCGATTCATTACAGACAAGCCCTTGGCTTTGACCATTGAGCTTGTCAGCCCCAATTGGCGCACCAAAAAAGGTGCAATCCATTTAAGGGCTGGGGATGCTGATGGGTTCTGTAAAATATCCATAGATTCTTTAGCTGAAGCACTTGGGTTCAACGATGCTTGCGTGTTTGATTTGAGGGTTTGTAAGGTTGAGGGTGAGAAGGAGCGCACGGTGTTTACGTTGAGAGAGATAGAACAAGCTTAGCCATTTGTTTTACGTTTTGTTTAAAGGTGCTTTCTTCAACAATCCATTTTAAATAGCCGGGGTCGTGTTCTTTTACTTGTCTAAGTGTTTTTCCTAGATGCTTACCAACCTCAAACTTAAAGGCCAAAGCACGCTCCACTGTTATAGGCTGTGGAGCAAACCTAATAAATTTAGAACAATCGGAGCATGTCTCTTTTAGCATTTCTTTGCCGTTGGTGGCAATGATATGGGTTATTGCTGTGTTTTTATGTAAGCACTCCATTATCTAGTTGTCCTATCTAAGAACAGTTTTTCTTCTTTTTCTAGTTTTCTAAGTTTAGACTCAGCGTCAAACTTCTGGCTTTGAGCGAGGTACTTCTTCAAGTCGTAATACGATTCAATAAACCCTATTCTAATCGACCAATCACCATAACCAGGAAGGGAAATAAGGTTTTGGTCATCGGGCATATTTGCGACCTCGGCTTTAAAATGGATGTTATCGCACACCACCATCATCTCTAAAGATTGCAAAAAGTGCTCAATTTTTTCTAATAATCTTTCGTCGTACATGACAAAGAGGATGTCTTATTTTATACGCCACGTCAAGCGTAATGCCATTTTATGGGCATTTGGCGAAGTTACAAGACATCAAGACATCCTAAGACATCCGATTCCATGGAGATTTCAAAATATTATAATATAAGCCATCTTATGTATATATATGCCTATCCTAGCTAGTAAAACCACAATACTTTATACAAAATAGATGTCTTGGATGTCTTAGATTGTATCCCTGTGGTTTTCTTGGGCTTTTTTAAAGACATCCGTAATTCCTAGGATGTCTCGGAGGCCATTGTCTTTTACCCAAGCCCTGATCTGTTTTCCATTAACATACGGCTTACCTGGCACCCATCCTGCTTTACGAAGACAAGCCCCGATTCGGTTTTCAACGGCACGATTCACGTCCTGTAAGCTAAAGGAAAGCTCGCTAAACATGGCCACGTCTTTAATGGTTGTGTGTGAGTTTCTAGATAAGTAGTCCTCGATAGACCCCTGCCAAGCATCTTCTTGTGATCTTGATTCTTGAGCCTCCAGTGTTTCAACTATTGGCATTTCCCACCAAGACTCACCCTTCTTGTATCTATCAACGGCTTCGGCAAAATACATATCTCGAAAGAACTCGATTGAGTTAATGTCGATTTCTCCTGTTTTTATGGGCCAGAAGCGTCTGTTACCTGTAGCGTCTTTAAGGTAGCCAGACTCATTAGTTGTACCAACGAATATATTTTGCCTAGGCCAGTCTTGAGCTACTTTGCCGTAAGGCGCTCTAAAGCGGTCTGTTGAGCAGCTAAGAACCCTTTTAATGGTTGTGGCTTCAGATTTATTAAAGGCTTCTAGTTCGCTTATTTCAATAAGGAGCTTACCTCCCATAAGGGCCACATAGAAGTCTTTGTCGTTGGGGTCGTTGTGGACTTCGGCAAACCATTTTTCGCCCACGAGGGACTTTAGGGCTGTGGATTTTTTCTTTCCTTGCACGCCTTCAAGGACAACCATGGTATCTAGTTTGCATCCAGGGTTCAGGGCACGAGCGACTAGGCCTATGAGCATGTTTTTAGATGCGTAGCGCGTGTACTGGGAGTTATCTGCTCCGAAGCAGTCTGTGAAAAAAGAGTTAACTCTGGGAACCCCATCCCACGAGAGGGAGTTTAGATATTCTTTAATTTCATTTTTTTTGTTTCTATATCCGTAAGTAAGGACAGCGCTTTGGAGAGTTTTTTCTGAAAGCGTATGGATAGACAGTCTTTCTTGTATAAGAATAAGGAGTTCTGTTAGATCCCTTTCGTCCCATGGGCGAGGGGCTTCATCGCCAAAAATCCCACGCGTAAAGTAATTTCTATGAAACTCATCGTACCAAATAACGTTTCTTGAGATGTCTCTCCAGTTGGATATTACTTTTAATGAGTTGGCTTCATTTTTAATGGGCTTACCTTGAGAAGAAAGGGTTACGCCTAATTCTAAGAGTTTGGCTAGTGCTGCTGAATTAGGTGCGGGGGCTTCCCCGTCTTCGATATTAACGGTTACGTTGTGGGCGTGTTCGGTGGTTTCAATGACCTCAACGGGGGGTACTTTTTTTTTCTTGTTTCTTTTGTGGGTTTTTTTGATACTTTCAAACATTTTTTCTGGGGTATTTTTATGTGTTTTAAAATAGCTTTCGCTAAATTTAGAGTCGGCATCTTTAAGTGCCTCTGCTGCACAACCTTCTTCGATGTTATGGTAGGCAAGCTTTCCAGCGAGGCTTACAAGAGAGGTGTGGCGTCCTCCATTAAAATCGAGAGTGTTTTTGTCTTTATATTTTTCAGCTAATATTTCCATTTGAAGCCAGTTTTTCCATGGAAACTCAGGAAGTTTGTCTATATCAATTTCTAGGAGATGATCTCCAATATAGAAGTAGTGCTTTTTTGTGATGGGATGTATGCCGTCGGCAACAAAGTATCTTCCTGGGCCAAGTAGTTCTATTCCGTCGATTTCTTTTTTGTTTCTTTCTCTAGGTAAAAGTGTAATTTTTTTTGATTGATGTTCTTCTGAGTATTTATAAAACCGCATCCACTTTGGCGATTCTCCAACACGAATAACGGGGCTTTCTGGAATAAGCGCTAGAAGTTCGGGGTAGTTTTTAAAACAGTCCCAGTCGATTGCTATTATTTTAGAGGGTGGGCCAGTTAAAACACCAACGCCTGTGTAGCTATTTTCATCGACCCACCTTTTCACTTCTTGATCTGTGGGGCTACGCTCTGCAAAGGGGAGCCATGTGGGTTTATTGTCTTTACCTCTGGGTAGGGCTGGCCAATGAGGGTGTTTGCCGTTAAGTGGAAAGACTCGAAAGCCTGCGTTTAACCATTTGTCGAAATCTATGTGCATATCAGTATTCCTTAATACCAGGCACAGGGGCTAAGGAATACGAAAGCCTAACCCCCCCGCATGGTACGGCTCAGGCTAGTCTCATATTTTTGCTTTTGGAAGGCTAGTCAGAAAAGTCTCGTGACACGTACTGACAACTTCAAGCCCTAAGCTTTTCGTAGCGTCAAAGGTGTTGACAATGTCAGCGCATTAGCTAGGGTGCTTAGGCATATGATTAAGAAACAAAAGGAATACGTTGGGATAAGAGACGTAAAAGATTACTTAAAATCAGGTGGTAAGAAAAAAGACATAGCTGCATTTATGGGTTACTCCACCGAGACAACTATTGATAAGTGGATAGCCAGAAGAAGCATACCTAGATGGCAGCAAAAAAGAGTTAAGGAATTTTTATTAGCTCAAGAGATGAGCGCCTTGAAGGGCGAGGCATAGAATGTCTTTTCAAATTAGGAAAGCAGAACGAAAAAAGGCTAAGATTAAAGTGGGGTTGGGCGGCCCATCTGGTGCGGGCAAAACTTATTCTGCCCTTAAGCTTGCGAGCGGGATGGCTCCTTGGGAAAAAATAGTGTTAATTGATACAGAAAACGGAAGTGGGGAGCTTTATTCAAGCCTTGGCCCCTACAATGTTATTCCATTTAATCCTCCTTTTTCTCCGCAAAGATTTATTGAAGCCATAAACCAATCTGTTGCTGCTGGCATGGAGGTGGCGGTAATAGACTCAACCTCTGCCGAGTGGGAAGGCATAGGCGGTTGTTTAGAAATTTACAATAAAATGGGTGGGAAGTTTCAAGACTGGGCAAAGATAACCCCAATGCACGATGCTTTCATCGCAGCAATCTTACAAAGCCCGATACACATTATAACTACCCTTAGAAAAAAACAGGGGTATGAAATGAACAACACAGATGGCAAGGTAAAGGTTCAAAAGGTAGGGCTTAAAGAAATTCAGCGCGATGGCTTTGAATATGAGTTAACTATTAACTTTGATCTTGAGATGAATCACTTTGCGACTGCATCAAAAGACAGGACTGGGTTGTTCATGCCTCGTGGCCCCTTTGTTATCACAGAAGAAACAGGCAAAGAGATTGCAGCTTGGGCTACAAGCGGAGCAGAGCCAATTGAGGTAAACAAAACTCAACACTTAATAGATAATATAGAGGCAATCGTCACTAACTTTGATCTATCAATGCAGGAAAAGATTAGGGCCGCTGTATCAAAGGCCACCAACGATGTTGGCCAATTGGAAAAAATACTTGAAAGGGCGCAATCAATAAACCCATGAGGCAATTTCTAAAGCTATGTGAGATAGTTCAGTCTTATGGTGTGACCTCTGTAAAGTATTCAAAAGACGATCCGAGGCACGATCCAAAAGATGTCACTAATTCAATCGGTGTAACAAAAAACACCCTTGCTGAGCCTATGCTGCTACAAGCACGACCCATAGTCTTTATGGAAGAGGCGGGAGATATAAGTGAGTTTAGAAATAGGTTAGTGACAGGAGTTCACGAGGGTAAGCGCGGTCTTCCAACAGAACACAAAAAACTAGATGCTCCATTTAAAGTTTTTTCCATAGAAAGAATAAACGGCCCATTAGTTTCAACTGATGTAACAAACAACAAGCCCCATGCCACAGAAATAAACTGTGTTGTCGTAGAGGAGGTAGAGCCAAAAAAATACAGATTTTTAACTTTGCTTACCTATCCTCAGTATAAAAGATCGTTTGTTCTTGCTTCAAATAGCGAGGGAGCGTTGGTCGAGTCTTATATCAACAGACTCAACACCGAGCGAGTAGGCTTTGAAAATACAAGGCAATCAATCAAAATTGGAAGCGGGAAAGAAAAAACAAATCGCCGCATAAGAAAAATAGTATACGTATGTCCTAAAAAAGAATACGAAAAACAAAACGAGAAACTAGGCAAGCAGATTGATTGGTCCCATAGGTGGCTGGTGCGTGGTCACTGGAGAAAATGCGAAGGCACTCTTGGTAAAGATAGAGAAGGCTTGCACTGCATACCTAATTACACTTGGGTTGTTGACCACGTTAAGGGTCCAGAGGATAAAATTTTAATAGCAGATAAAACTAGATTAGTTAAAAAAACAGGAGAACAAATACATGTCTAAAATACCGAACGGAACCTACCAAGCCACCATCGCAAAAGCCTTCGTTGCAGGCATCGGCAACAACAATACTCAAGCATTTGTCATTGAGTTCTTTATTCCAGACCTTGGCCAAAGCATCGCATGGAATGGTTGGATGACAGAGAAGGCTTACGAGAGAACACTCGAACAACTTGCAAAGCTTGGTTTTGATGAAACAAAACCACAAGTAAACGTGGCAGGGTTTCCTAGCTATGCGCCAACTCACTTTGAGATTAAAACTGTTGAGTTAGTAATAGAAGCTGAGCCAGATCTCAAAGATCCAACTAAGTCTTGGCCACGAGTAAAGTGGATTAACCTACCTCAACAAGAAAAGTTTAAAAATCCCCCTGTTAAGGGTGCACTTCCTGCTGACTTCAAAGCACAACTTGCAGGAGCGCGAGCTAAGCTTGGAATAAAAAAAAGTCCAGTGAAGACAACAGCGACAGAAGAACCCTTTCCCTTTTAGTCGAGTCACTTAAAAGAAACGGTTAGGGGGGTACGTGCAAAGAAAAGACTGGCTTAAGTGGCGCTTAGATCGAATTTGCGCATCAGATGTGCCCATTCTTTATGGCGTATCTAAGTATAAAAAATACCATGAACTTCTTGATGAAAAAGTTAGGCAGGTTGTTGTTGATACTCCACCTAACTTTGTACAACAAAAAGGAGTTGAGCTTGAGGTAAAACTAAGGGCTTATTTTTCTCTTCACTGTCTAACTGAAATGGGTATTGATGATCCATTTGAGGCTGAACTTGTGGAGCACCCAAAGAAAAAATATATGGGAGCTTCGCTTGATGGCTTTAGTAAAGACAAGAAAATAATAATGGAAGCAAAGTACGTTGGTAAAAAGGTGCTACAGGCAGGCGTTGTTCCTGTTGCGTATCTCTTTCAGATTTATCATCAGTTGTACGTGTCAGGAGCAGAGCAAGCGTATTGTGTAATGGGAGATGGGACTAACGTAAAAGTTATCCCTGTACTTCCCGATGACTCATTCATTGATCTACATAAGAGAAAATGCAAAGAGTTCTGGGCACTTGTAGAGGCTAACAGGAAAGAGCGGGAGCTAGGAGATCGACAAAATGATTGTTTACGGAATAATATCTAAGAAAACAAAAAAAGTTTTATACGTTGGGCAAACATTGGGGCTTAGATTCAGGCTTAAACATCATTTTCATTCAACGAAAAGTCCGTTTTTTGATCCAGAGGCTAAAAGATTTTCTTATAATGTTTTGTATAGAGCTAAGGGCCTTAAGGATTTATCCAAAAAAGAATCTGATTTGATTAAATACTATAAGGCTAGAGGCCAATGTAAATACAACACCACCATAAACATAATATCTAGAAGCACCAAATTACCCGACGTAGGGATCTATGTTAAAGGATTAAGGCGAGAGTTTAGGTCTGCTATAGCTGCGGCCAGTTTTTTTAAAGCCTCGCCACAAACGGTATTGGCTATTGCTTCGGCCAAAGACAGTATTCTCAAGGGAGACAGGTCCTATAAGTTAAACATAGTTTATAGAAATAAATCTCAAAAAAAACACGAGCACAAGGACTATAAAAAAGTATTTTTAGATGAACAAATCCACGGCTGCCCTGTTTGTGGTTCTGTTAAGAAAAGAAAAACCAAATGAAAACTCTTTGTGTTTTAGGGTGTTATGTCGAGACAAGAAAAAACTTGACCCCTTTCTGTAAGCGGCTTACAATAAGGTCAGAGGTACAAATAAATGAAACTTAAACTCATAACTCTTTTCGTGTTATTAACTTCATGCGGAGGATCAGGGGGAGGTGGGGGTTCTGCTTCTAACAGCCCCATCTCTGGATCTTGGCTTGAGCAGCTCCCTAACCCTGCATACAATATCTATGTAGCTATTGGCGGTAGTTCTTTCACTATCCAACAATCTACTTGCACCATTACAGGTAACTACACAGTAGACGCTAACTTCATCCATGTAACAAATGCTAACGAGTCTCCAGCGTGTGCTGCAACATCAAGCTCTTTTGATTGCACGTACTCCATGAGTTCCAACAACCAGCTATCAATAAGCTGTCCAAACTTCAGCTCGAATTTACAGAGGCAGTAATATGAAAAACGTTCTATTTATAGCAGCCCTTACAGCATTTGTTATTATCGGGACGAGGGAGATGAAATGAACAAAAACATAAAGAAATATCTAGCCTCTATAGGAGCCAAAGGTGGATCAGTTAAGTCAGAAGCAAAGAAAAAAGCCACAGCCGAAAGTCTCAAGAAAGCAAGGGATGTAAAAAAGAAAGGCAGCAAGGATGCTACTAGAAATGATTAAGAACCTTGGCTGGATAGGCTGGCTAATTGTCTGGCTTATATCAGCCTTAATACTGTTACTACTAAACTTCTTGTTTTTTGAAGGCATAGGTAAAGACTAATGGCACAGACTGAAATGAATTGCTTAGATTGTGGGCACATGGAGTTTGATAATTTTATTAGAACCTGTTGCCCAGCTTGTACCAGCGAAAGGATTTGCATAAATGCTGATGAAGACTTTAATAGAAATGATAATGAAGAAACTGAGATCGAAGAAGCTAGTGATGCCGATGCACCTTGAACAAGCAAGCAAAGCGCTCGCTCAACGTAAGCTTCCAGTGCTAAAGAAAAGCTAAGGAGAAACAACAAATGAGAAAAATAGAAAAGAAACTAGAGCTATATCTAGAAGATAAACTTAAAAACAATGGGCTTTATAAAATAGCACTTGAGAATAAAGATGCAAGAACTCTTTTTAGACTAGCTGCTGAGGCCTGTGTTGGTGAGACAGAAGTTACACACAACAAGTCACCACTCATTGAATTGTTGCAAAAAACCGTGGACGGTTCGGCAGACAGAGAGCCTTATTGTATGGCAGGAATACAATCTTGGCTCAGCTTTGCTGAGAAAAAAACGGGCATCAAGTCACCCATCTACGCAACAGAACATTGTATGACATGCTGGAATAACACTCCAAAATCATCACGAGTTAAAAAAATACCAGCTACAGGAGCAATCATTATTTGGAAACGTGGCAACACTTCGAGTGGTCACACAGGGGTTATGCTTTCATGGGGCGGCACAAAAATGGACACATGTGAGGCGAATACTGGAAGTGCAAACATGTCAGAGGGAGATGGGATATTTTATAAAACACGTTCAACTACAGCTACAGGTTCGCTTAAAGTTGTTGGGTTTTTAAAACCTTTTGTATGACACTCGACCACATATTCTACATAGCGTTTTTCATGCTCGGCCTATCAATATCCGAACTAATGCACGCGATATTTGATAGAGGATATTTGAAAAGGATAGCGATTGCTCTTGAGAAGTATCAGAAAGACTTCGAGGAAGTTAAGAGATGAAAGCTGTAGCCGATCTAATAACTGAGTTCCAAATAAATCTTTCAGCACATACCGCTAACGAAAGACCTGTTGTAAAAATTGTTTTAGACGCTCGTTTATTCAACACTCTTTGTAGAGAGATGAACGAGTTATCTATTTATAAAGCGCAATCATCAATCTCTTATCTGAGCGGTAAAGCAAGGTTTAGGGGTATAGAGATAGAGTCATCAAAAGAGCGCGAGTTATCCGCGAATAAAGAAAGTGGTGAGTGAGATATGAGTGACGGACAATTGTTAGTAATATGTATGACTGCAATTGCAGTAGTTTTTATTTGGAGAAATTAAAATGACCACGACTGCGAGAGAGCTGTTTGAAAAATACGCAGATAAAAATAGTGGATGGGGAGCGTTGGTTGTTCCAAACAATCCAGATGCGCCTATAGATGAAAGCAATCACAAGTGGAGAAAAGAACATTTAAAAACATGGGAAGCAGCATTTGAACAAGGCCGCGAATCGGTTTTGAACGAGATAAAAAGAATAAGCGATGAGTTTAAAACTTGTGATGATATTGAAAGAAAACTTATTGGTATAGGCCATGAACATTTATATAATCATCTCGCAAAGCTAAAGGAGCCGACATGTCATATCAAATGATATTAACGAATTAGTGATATCAAATGATATAAGCGCACCGACGAGCGAGGGGTTTGAGGAGTGGGAATTAACTGAGCTTACGATAGACGATAAAACCACAAGAGATTTATGTCGTATAGCTTTTAAAGCAGGCCAAGCCTCGCGCAATATCAGGCTGCCTGAGAGAATGTATGGAAAACCACCGCTATTGTTTCATGTTAAAGGATGCGACTACGAAAATGGTTTTAACGATTGCAGAGAACAAGTGATCGCTATGAATAAGGAAGTGGAGAAATGAAACTCAAGAAAAACCAGATATTTCAAAACAAACACAACGCCCTTGTGATGATATTAAAAGCCAGAAAGAAAAGGGGAGGTATTGTTAAAGGAGACTTTTGGGAGATAGATATATCTCCAGAGATGACTAAGAAGTATTTTCAACATCCAGAAGACCGTATGGTGATACACTCTAAAACCATTAAGCTTCATTGGCATTACATAGGGCCGTTATGAGTAAACAAACTCTAAAGGAAATTGAGGATGAAATAGATGCTGACACTAGGAAAGTGTTGGGGCTTTTGATGATGCCCGAAGAACTCGAAGCAGACCTAGCTCGCCTTAAGGATATGGATAAGCCGCCTGTCGTATGGACTATGTGGAATATAAAGAAACTCATTTGGTTGTATGAGCAGATGCTTGCAAATAGCAAGGCTTCTGATACCGTGAATAATACAAGTCTAAAAGAAAGGGGAGATAATATATGAAAAAGAAAGCAAAAGTTAAAGTTGTAGTTAAAAAACCAGCTAAGAAAAAGAAGTAATCTCAATTAGCCAGTGCTGTATTCCTACTCGCTGGCTTCCTCAACTAATTCAACGTCTCGGTAATGACTCACTACGTACTGCTCAACTAATACATCACAGAAAGGGAGATACTCCCTGTCACCATTCGCAAGTTTTCTGTAGATACCAAACTTCCATAGCTCTTCAGTGCAGTGTTCTTTGGGAATACTTTCTATTAAAAAGATCGGGCCTTTAAATCGAGGGGTCAAAGTCGTACACGCGCTAAGAAAAAAACAGAAAGAAATAGAAAGAGATACATAATAAGGAAGCCTAATTCTCATCGCGTTTAACAACCTTAACCCCTTGATGACCACTTGGGGCGCCAGCGCTATCTTCTATTGCCCTCTGGTCACCTTTAAGTATCGCACTCTCAATGGCTTTTTTAAATGAGTCTCGTTGACTCTTTTTCTCATGCTCAATAAGTGCAGCCACAATAAAGCTCAGTAGCTTTTCAATGGCAGGTATTGCTGCTAGTAGGGCTGTGAGTAGGTTCATTTATTTTTTTAAAGGCTTAACGCTTCCAAGGTAATCCAAAAGAAACATCACAGCCTTATACACCTTAGATGTTTCTACTTTAACAAGTAGCTCGTTGTCTTTAGGTGATTCGGTAGATTCTACAATAGACTTCAAAGCTACCATCACTGGCTTGACGATAATTCTTATCAAACCAACAACAGCCACGATAGATCCCAATACAGGGTACTTAGAAACAAGTTCAATGATAATTACTGATAAATCCATACCTTTATCTTAAGGCGATTTCTCAAGTTTTCGTAGCTTTTCATGCGCCTTGGCAACATCTTCTGGCAATCTTTGAAGTGGTCTGATCTGCTCCATGAGTAACTTAATCTGGCCCTGAAGTTCTATAATGGATTTATCTAGTGTCAAAATAGCGACAGTGTTCTTCTCTGTCTCAGAGTCTTGCTTATCATGGCGCTTATTGTAATTACTCCACAGCTCTCTAAGTAACCACGCTAGTAGCACCCACATTGCAGGCTCTACGTATTTTGCTGTGATTAACCCTTCTTCTATTGCCATTGTGTTTATAGAATAACCTTATGTTAGAAAAAATACAGCTCGTCCAAACAAGGATTGCAGAGCTTGAGGATCTACTTGAGAAGGCTCGTACTGGTAAAAAGTATGCTGATCTTAAATGGACTGAAGCGCTGCTTAACTTAAACAAGAAGGTACTCGCACAACTCATGCAGGGACTTCCCATAGAGTTCTATAAGATGCCAGAAGCACCTGATTCAAGATCAACCTTACGAGGTTTTTTTTTAAGCAAAGACCAGGTAATTGAACCCTTTGTTAGTGTTTGGAACTAAGGCTGCCATCCTGAGATAGGCAAGGTTCCTTCAAATCCAAAACCGCAAGGAGCACCGGACGTAAATATACCAACGCCGCTACCGAAAACACCAAAGTTTGCGATCGTTAATCCATACATTCTAAGCTTTGTAGAATCATAAACAATACAGCCGCCTCTAGCAAAATCCGTGGATGAAAAAAACTCACAATTCATTTGAGGGTATGCGCCGCCTAAATCGAAAGCCGACCCCCAACCCTCTACTGTCGTATTTGTGCCAGTATAAGTAGTGTCAATGGTAAGTCCCGATGGCAAAGCGAAAAGATAATCCCCACTTCCGTTGTTTCCAGATGTGTTGTTAGAGAATCTTAATCTCCCTTGAAGTCTTACAAGGCTGCCTTCTCTTTTCCAATAGATTTTATCTAAGGAAACTCCGCTTGGTTTTGTTGGGCTTGTTGTGGTCGCTGTTATCGTCCAAGTGCCCCCATCAACCCAGTCCGTTTGCGCGTAGTGATTTATAATGCTCCAGTTTGCTCCGTCACTTTCAATTTCCAAAACTTCTGAATTTGTATAGAGCGCATAACTTCCAGATGCGATACCGCCGATAGTCTGACCACTTGTCGTAGCTAAAGTGTAAACTTGAGTTAAAGAAGTACCACCATGTTTTAGTGCGTATCTTTTCCCGACTACGCCAACTGCTGTTGGAAGTGTAGCCGTGAAGCTTGCTCCACTAAAAAGTATAGTGTCGTCTGTTGTTAATACAGAGTCAGTAGTTACAGCGTTTCGGTATTTCTTTTTATAAGAACCAAAAACTAAAGCAGTTCCAATTCTTTGGAGCACCTCGTAATCGTTCGCTGCCGCTAAGTCTGTAGGGTTAGCGCTTGCGTTTGTTGCATTGACCTTAACAGTGAGTGCCGCCATGTTAGCAAGCTTTGCGTTTGTAACAGCATCATCTTCTATGTTTGCTGTAGCGGCTGTTCCACTTGCTCCAGTAAAGCCAAGTGTTGTTCTTGCTTCTTCAGCTGTAGAGTCATCAAGCAAGGTTTGCGTGTATGAAGTAGTTGGAACAACGCCCACTGAACTTACAGCAATAGGCTGTCCTGAAGCATTAAATCCAAGAATTTGGTTAGCTCTCTCGTCAGCTGTTGGAAGCGTAAGAGTTAAAGGATCATCAGTCTCGTTAACTTTAAAAGATCTATCTATTTCATCCTTCAGTTGCTGAGTAGCCATCATTAGATAATCAAAAGCGTTCTCGTGAGCTTCAGGATAAAAAGCTCCTTGGTTACGAATGTCTGTATCTTGGATAAGATCCACAACACGACGAATTACAAGAACCCAACTTGTTGTGAGATTTCCACCTGTCAACCAAGCTTGTGAGTTGTTCACAAGATCAATGCTTCCTGTACCATTAGCAAGGATTGTAACAGTGTAATCTGTTGTAAGTGTGAGCGTTGTTTCAGCTCCAGTTGTTGGATGTCTTACTGTTACCAGCAAGTCATCATCAGAAAAGATTTTGAAGGTAAATGAATAATTGGAAACAGATCCATTACCTACATATGGAACTCTGCTTGTGCTCGATAAAATTGTCATCTATTGCCTATCCCCCTTGCCTGTAACGAGTCCTCTAGTGAAATCGACAGGGCCACTTGGTTCTACTTTTCCTTCAGATACATCTATTAAATACTTCACTTGCTTAGCTGGCAATCCTACAGGCGTCTTAGTCATAACGCCTATCAGCGTCATAAAGTCCTTAGTCGTCCTGCCAGCATCCACCGCACCATCCTTCACATCCTTATAAAGATTTACAGGGAAGTCAGTGATTTGATCTATTGTCGAGATAGCCAAGCTCATGTTGAGCCTGTCGTCATAAAGGTTATCTGTGAAGGCTCTGTTGTATTTAGCCACAGCAAAAGACCCCACAGCTGGCACCATAGCGGTGGCTGTTTTAAATTGAGATCCTGCAAACATAGCAAGGAAGTCATCTAGGTACTCGTCATCATCATCTTCATCAAAGCCCTTACCACTCATGGCTTTAACCATAGCTTCACTTAAAAGTGCTGGGAGCATGAAGCCTGTCATGTAAATAGCAAAGAGTCTTCCACCACCCTTACGCACACCCACCTCGTTGATAACCTTGCCCATCTCGGCAGCGTTCAAGTTAGCAAGCATATTAAAATAGCCAGCGAACTGAATGAACATTCTATAGACTGGGCCACCCACCTCAAAGCCAGCTATATCAATGGCCTTGTTGGTGCCTTGAGTTTGCCTGACTGTTGAGTCTGCAAACTTCACAGCTTGCTTTTCACTCATCTTCTGGGCAGTGGCTTGGTTATAAGCTCCCCACCAAGTGCTAGTGTTCACAATGTTTTGAGCAGCTGTTTGTAAGAAGTAGGTATGTTTAAGTGCCCACTCCTGAGCCTTCTCGTATTTGTTGGGATTAGCAATAAGCTCTGTAATAGCGTTCTGCACCTCGTAGATATTCATCCCCTGAATAGTGCTCATGTATTCAGACTTATCAAGCATCTCATCGACAGCCTTGTTTGAATTTTTACCAAAGCCAGTGAGCCATGTGGTAAAGCCTTGAGCGATGTAACGAGGTTTAACTTTTGTCATCGCAACAATCAAACCAGTACCTTGTTGAAGGGTGTTGGAGACGTTACCAAACATTACCTGCATGGCGGCACTTGTTCTAAAGTATTTAGCTATAGGTTCAAGTGGACGAATAAACATATTCGTTGATGGCACAATAATAGTTTGTTGAGCTGTACGCTGTAGCCAGCCCTCTAAGGCACCTTTAATTTCAGGATCAATTTCTGAAAGCAAGTCTTTCATTTGTTGATCATTAATCAAGCGACTAACTTCTTGAACTCTTGGCTCAAAGTAAGTGTATCTCAAAGCCCAGTCCATGTGGGCACCTAGTAGGTTAAGATCCAAAGATAGGCGTCTAGCAAAAGTTTCGTTACGAGTTTTTGTTGCGCCACTTCCTGTTGTTGGGAAAGCCATTGAAGGATTGTTCTTTTCAAAAATATCAATCTCTTCAAGCTTTTGGAAATCTTTGACCTTGTTTCTATCAACCTTGGCTGGAATATATCCACCTTGGAAAGTTCTCTTAGTGCCATCTGCAAAGACCACATCAAAAGACTTAGCTGTAACTTCTTCAAAGAAGTAACCTTCAAGCTCCTTGTGTGTTCTTTGGAGATCGGGCTTAAAGCCTTCCATTAAGTCCCAAACGCTTTGAGCAAACTCAAAGTCACGAGCATTGAGCTTTCCTTCTTTAATCATACGAGCTTGGAAAGAATCCCACTTACTTGTATCAAGCACACCATCAAGCTCAGACCCCCACCCATAACCTCGCAAGAGTTTAGACTTGTTGGAGTCGTTACCTGTATGGAGCACAGCCATGAGTAGCTCAAACTTACTTTGAAATACGAAAGCTCTACCATCAAGGCCAGTGAGTTCAGTGGCAACAATCTCTTCCTTGGGCATATCCTTTGCGTACTCGCGCAAGATATTACTAAAGGTTTTTAGAACCTCATTCTTTTTAACATCATAGTTTACGTTAGCCTCAAGGACTGGCTGCCAGATGTACTTACGAAAAGCCCCACCAATGTTGCCGCCATCCATGTAATCCACCCACGCCTCTATGCGTGTGAGAGCAGCCTTGATTCTTAGACCGAAAGTCTTGAACTTACCGTTCTCATCTTTTGTAGAATCATACTTTTCACGAGATCCTTTTTTATCAAGAACCTTCTTGGCTTCTAGCTCTAGCTCACTAACAACAAGAGCGCGTTCAATCTTTTGACCCTCAATGGTCTGCATCTCTGTGGATTTTGAAAGACTCCACAATGCATCCACGGCCCTGGTCATTGTCTCGAACTTTGCAAAGCTCACTTCCTTATATGGGCCTGCACCATCACTAGCTGTGTTGATGATGTTCATAAGACCCTCGTAACGAGATGGCTCGTACTTACGAATCTTATCTAAGTATTCTTCAGCAGTTTTCTCAGCCCTTGTTATGCCGTAGTTTGCTGCAACAGCACGAGCAGCGTTGACGTAATCAACATCACGGTACTTAGCTATGTCTTCATTCTTTTTAAATAGCTTCTTATAGTCTTTAACTTTTTTCTCAACTTGACGTTGGGCCTCAATAGCAGCTTTGAACATCTCGTGATTAAGAAGTTCTCTACGTTTAGCATCAAATGCTTTTTGAAGTAGCTCTTGAGTTTCCTCTACACTCTTACCTTCAAGTTGTTTAAACGCACTTGCCGCTTCCTTACTCGCTGCACGCTCAGCACGTTCAAACACATACGGCTTAATGTCCTTAACGGCCTTCTCGCCAATGCGCCTTGCTGCTTCTTCTTTTAGGATTTTACTATTAGGAAGTCTTGCTATAAGCCTTGCTGCAAGTTGTTTATCACTTAATCTTTCAGCTAAGAACTCAGCTTCAATCCTGAGTTTCTCAGCTTGCTTGTCATTATGCACAGCCTCTACAGCTGCTTCTTCAAGATCAAACAGTGAATCAGGATAGCGTTTT